TAATAGTGGAGATTTGGATATCCCAGATCCGATAGATAATATTCAATATTTAAATCATTACCGCGATACTGCAATATTTGGAAAGAAAGTTTCTAGTTCAAATATCAGAAGAATTATACGAAGAATTGATTGGACTGCAAATGTAAAATATGAAATGTATAGACATGATTATAGTATTCTAAATCAGTCACCAATATCAAATTCAAGTAGACTTTATGATACCAATTATTATGTGATGAATAGTGACTATAAAATTTATATCTGTATTGATAATGGGTCTTCAGGATCAAATCTTAAGGGGAATGGATCAAAGGATGAACCAACATTTACTGATTTGGAACCATCTGCGGCCGGAGTAAGTGGGGATGGATATTTATGGAAGTATTTGTTTACGGTTTCTCCTAGTGATATTATAAAATTTGATTCTACAGAATATGTTGCTGTTCCAAATGATTGGAGATCAACTGCAGATTCTCAAATTGTTTCTGTCAGAGAAAATGGAGATTCTTCGGTAAACTTTAATCAAATTAAGAAGGTCTACATTGCAAATGGTGGATCTGGTTATAATACTGGGGAAGTCAATATTTTAGGTGATGGTTCTGGTGGAAAGGTTCTGATAGAAGTTGATAGTGTTGGATCAATAATTGCTGCCACAGTAACTGCTGGTGGAAGTGGATATACTTATGGAATAGTTGATTTAGGATCTTTACAACCACAAGGAAGTCTTCCAAATTCAGCAAAACTTATAGTAATTATTCCACCGTCAAAAGGACATGGATATGATCTCTATTCCGAATTGGGGACTGATAAAGTATTGATATATGCTAGATTTGATGATTCAACAAAAGATTTTCCAACTGATACCAAATTTTCTCAGATTGGTATTTTAAAAAATCCCACATCATACAGTTCTACTTCAGTATTTACTCAGAATCAGTATTCTTCACTATACTCAATTAAACTTACTTCATCATTTAGTGGAAGTCCAGTTATTGGCGAAGAAATTTCTCAAATAGTGCCTGGAGGAAAAGCAAGAGGATATGTTGCTTCTTATGATAGTATAACTAAAGTTCTGAAGTACTTTAGAGATAGATCCTTATATTTTGGTACAACAGGGTATATTGATGAGACTGATTATATCTCTTCAGATTCTAGAATACCAGAAGTACTAGAATTTCAGTCTTCAACAAATACTATTAGTCCATTTTCAGGATCTATTGATACCACATTTAGTTCCGATAAAGTTACAGTTGGATCTAAGGTTATTGATTTGGGAGTATCCTTTCTGGGAGGTCTTGCAAATCCGGAGATAAATAAAGAATCGGGAGATGTTATCTATATTGATAATAGACCTTTAGTTTCTAGAAGCTCCAGACAAAAAGAAGACATTAAAATTATCCTGGAATTTTAACAAAAATGGCACAAAAAATAGATTTAAATATCAGTCCATATTATGATGACTTTGATTCTGAAAAAAATTTTTATAAAGTACTTTTTAATCCTGGGCGACCAATTCAAGCAAGAGAATTAACAACTTTACAATCAATTTTACAAAATCAAATAGAATCGTTTGGTAGTCATATGTTTAAAGAGGGGTCAATGGTGATCCCAGGAAATATTGCGTATGATGGACAGTTCTATGCGGTAAAACTCAATACAACTAATTTTGGGATTGATACTTCACTCTATATTGATAAGTTCATAGGTAAAAAAGTAGTTGGGCAAATATCAGGAACGACGGCAATTGTCCAATATGTTGCTCTTCCAGATAATATTAATGTTGAAGACTTAACAATATATGTAAAGTACTTAGATTCTGATAATAATTTCATATTCAATCCTTTTGAAGATGGCGAATCTTTAATCGCAGAAGAAAATATAACTTATGGAAATACTACAATTAATGCAGGAACTCCTTTTGCATCTTTAATTTCATTAAATGCAACTTCAATAGGATCTGCATCTTCTATTGGGGATGGTGTCTATTTTATTAGAGGTTATTTTGTAAATATATCAAAGCAAACTTTAATTTTAGATAATTATACAGATACTCCATCATATAGAGTTGGATTAAAAATTGATGAATTATTAATTAAACCAAAAGATGATGATTCCTTATATGATAATGCAAAAGGATTTACAAACTATGCTGCACCAGGTGCTGATAGATTAAAAATTAAGTTAACTTTAACTAAAAATTTATTAATGATACTGATTTTATTGAACTATTAAGAGTTCAAGATGGGAAAATTAAAAAAATTGAATCAAAAACGAATTATAATCTAATTAGAGATTATATGGCCGATAGGACATATGATGAATCTGGTGATTATGCGGTAACACCATTTATGGTCTCTATTCATAATTCATTGAATGATAGATTGGGTAGTAATGGACTATTTTTTGATAATGAAACTACGGACCAAAATAACACACCATCAAATGATTTGATGGGAATTAAAATATCTCCTGGTAAAGCATATGTGAGAGGATATGATGTAGATAAAATTTCAACAACAATTATTGATGTAGAAAAACCAAGAGAAACTGAAACAATACCAACAATGAATATTCCCTTCGAAATGGGAAATATTTTAAGAGTTAATAAGGTATCAGGAACGCCAAAACAGGGAGAAAGAGTACAATTATACAATGAACTGAATAGTAGTGGAGATATAATAGGATATGCTAGAGCATACAGTCTCAGATTAACTGATGCAGCATATAGTGGAAATGCATCTAAATGGGATTTATGCTTATATGACATACAAACTAATACAAAATTAGTTTTAAACAAAAATATAACTACCACCGAACTTCCAAAATCATCTTTTGTAAAAGGTAAGAGTAGTGGTGCTAGTGGGTATGCGACTGCAGATGGTGGGAGTTCTGCAACAATATACTTGAGTCAGACTTCTGGAAAATTTTCTCAAGGTGAGCAACTAATAATAAATGGTGTAGATTCTTCTACATCTATTAAGTCAATTACATCATATGGAACTCAGAACATAAAATCAGTAAAACAAACTGCACCATTTGGTGGAGGAGATTTTAATGCAAATGCTTTCCTCGAAAGATTTAACTTCCAAAATAATGTAAGTAAGGTAACTATTACCTCTGGTGGTACTGTAACTTCTGCAGGAAATGTATTCAGTGGTGTAAGAGAAAATACTATTATTAGGTATCAGAAACAAGGTTCTTCAGTAGAAACATTTAATAAAATAACATCCGTTTCTGCTACCGGATTGTCGATGACTGTTGCAGCAATTACTTCTGTTCCTGGAGTTTTTGATGGGGATCTACCTTCAGGTACAATTGAACCAAATATTCAAATTGGAGCACCAATCGTAAGAAATGAATCCACTGGATACTTATATGCTCAATTACCAGATTCAAATGTATCTTCAGTAAATCTTTCAGATTCTTTATTGACTATTTCTACACAAATTGAAGGAAAAACAATATCTGGTGGTCAATTAACTCTTAATTCTTCAGACATTAGTACTATTGGAATTTCTAGCGCATTTTTTGCAGCATTTGACGAAGAAAGATATTCAGTTCACTATTCTGCGGGAGGAATTGGTACAGTAACACCAGATTCTTTTAGACTGAATTCAAATATAGTTACTATTAGTGGATTAACCAATGGTAGCAATGCTACTGTAAACGCAACACTAATTAAAAATGGAATTCAAAGTAAGAAAAAGGAATATAATAGAAGTAAAATATCGAATGTTACACTTTCAAAATATTCACAATCAGGAAGTTCTAACAATTCTTCAATAAATGATGGATTAACATACAATCAATTTTATGGATTGCGAGTTCAGGATGAGGATATAAGTTTAAATTATCCTGATGTATGTAAGGTTTTGGCAGTCTATGAATCTTATGATTCGTTACCCCCATCACTAGATGCAGTACAATTTACGGCCAGTGCCGATGTTAGTACTAATGCAATAATTGGCGAAAATATAATTGGAAATACTAGCAAAGCAATTGCAAGAATTGTTTCCAAACCTTCTACACATGTTTTAGGAATTGTTTATCTAAACACAGAACGTTTTTCTGATGGGGAAACTGTAAAATTTAAAGAATCCAATATAACTGTTGATATTCAATCGATTACTGTAGGAAATTATAAAGATCTTACCTTCACGTATCAATTAGATAAAGGTCAGAGAGATCAATATTATGATTATTCTAGATTGGTTAGAAATAAAAATACACCAGAACCTTCCAAACAATTACTAATAGTATTTGATTATTACTCAGTACCATCGAATGATACTGGGGATGTATTCACGGTTTTAAGTTATGATCAAGAAAGATTTTTAAATGATATTCCATCAATTGGACCTAGAAACGTAAGGGCATCCGATACACTGGATTTTAGACCAAGAGTATCTGTTTTTACCGTTACAAATAAATCACCATTTGATTTTGATTCAAGAGACTTTAATTCAAATCCAAAGGTTATTTTATCCTCAAATGAAAGTTCATTAATTGGATATGACTATTATCTCCCAAGAATAGATAAATTATATCTTGATAAATTTGGTACTTTTATTCTGGAAAAGGGTGTATCATCGAAAAAACCTAGAGTTCCAAATAAAAAAGGCGATGTGATGGATATTGCAACCATTACTTTACCACCATATTTGTACCACCAATCAGATGCTGTTGTCACTCTAATTGACAATAGAAGATTTACTATGAGAGATATTGGAAAAATACAGGAAAGAGTTTCCAACTTAGAAAGAGTTACTTCACTGTCATTACTAGAAGTAAATACACAAACACTCCAAATTCAAGATTCTGACGGAAGAAATAGATTCAAAACCGGATTTTTTGTTGATGACTTTAAAGATTATACATCAATCAATAGAAGATTATCCTCAATTCAAATTAATAATGAATCTAATGAATTAATTCCCATTATTAGTAGAAACTCGCTCAAGTCACAACTTGCACCAGCAACTGCCCTTATTGATGAGCAATTAGATCTATCAGTTGATTATGATTTACTTGATCCAAATGTACAAAAAACTGGAAATGCCGTAACTTTAAAATATAACTCAATAGGTTGGATTGAACAACCATTCGCAACAAGAGTTGAGAATGTCAATCCCTTCAATGTTATCGTATATATTGGGGACATTAAATTAGATCCAGACAGAGATTATTGGATTAGAACTATTCAACTTCCAGATAGGCATGTATCAAATACGATAGCAATGCCTTCAATAAATCTTACAAATAATGTTTCAAATAATGTTGTCAATACTACTAATAGTTCCACCAATACAAATGTTGAAAGAGTAATTTATGGTATGGGAAATTGGCAGGATACCACTACTAGTGATCCAACATATTCCCTATCAAGTACATCATCATCGTCAACTTCATCCAGTACTGCAAATAATGGTACTATATCAGATTATGATACTACTATCCAAAATATAAAAGTAGCTTCTGCTGAAGAGAAGTTTATAAGATCCAGAAATATTGAGTTTTCAGTAACAAACCTCAAACCATCTACACAATTTTACCTATTCTTTGATTCAAATAGTGCGGTTGATTTTGTTCCAAAATTGGTAGAAATTTCTAATGATACTACGTTAGCAAATTATGGATCTTCCGGATCTTTCGTTGTTGGTGAAGAAGTTGTTGGTACTGGTAATGGTCAGAATTTAATTACATTCCGTGTGGCAAGTGCAAACCATAAGACTGGTGCATTTAATTCACCATCTTTAAAATATACGATAAATCCATATATTAAAAGCGAGTCATTACCATCGGCATATAGTTCATCCTCAAAAGTATTGAATATTGATACATATTCATTATCACAAGAAGCTCAAGGAAAATATTCGGGATATTTAGTAAAAGGGATGAGATTGGTTGGGCAAACCAGTGGCGCAGTTGCATATGTTAAAGATCTCAGATTAATCACTGATAATTATGGAGATTTAATCGGCACAAGTTTCTTAAAAGACCCAAATACAACTCCACCACCTTCAGTTAGAATTGAAACTGGAACTAAGTCTTTCAAACTATCTTCAAGTTCAACTAATGCTCTTGGTCGTCCTGGAAGTAATGCAATTTCTTATGCAGAATCAAATTATAGTTCTGATGGTATGGTTGAACAGTGGGAAAATTTAATAACTACAACTATAAGAAATACTGATATAAACACTACCACAAATACAACTACAAATGCATCTACTATAGATTTAAATGCTGCCACTACAACAACCACAACAAGATACGTCGATCCTCTTGCAGTTGATTTGTACTTTGGAGCAAAGGATGAGGGAAATGCTCCAGTAAAAGTAGAGATAAGAACAGTTGAGTTGGGAACTCCAACAAGAATTAGAATTGGAAGAGACGTTACATTGAGACCAGATCAAGTTAATATATCTGATGATGCAGAGACGCCAACTAAAGTTACTTTCCCCGAACCAATTTATCTAGCACCTGGAAGAGAATATGCAGTAGTAATTATTTCAGAAACAAGTGATCAATATGAACTATGGTGTGCAACAATGGGTGAGAAGACTGTAAATACTAAATCATTGCCAGATGCTGATAGTGTAAAGTACAGTAAGCAGTTCTCAATGGGAAGTTTGTTTAAATCACAAAATGGATCTATATGGACTGCAAACCAGTATCAGGATCTTAAATTTAAACTTTATAAAGCAGAGT